ATACAAAAATACACCTCCAATAGTTACTAATGGATTGATAATGTACTTTGATGCTGCTAACACCAAATCATATACATCAGGAAGTACTACAGTTAGAAACCTAAACCTAGGATATACTAACATAACATCTTCTATCTTACAAAATCAAAACAGTACTGTAACATTACCACAATACACAACAGAAGGTGGCGGAAGCTTTTTATTTAATGGTACTGGGAGCGCTATACTAGTAGCTAGTAACCCACAAGCAATAGGCTTTTGGCCAAAGCCGCAACTTACCTTAGAAACGTGGTTTAAAACCCCAAGCACTGGGTCTGGTCAAGCTGGCGGGGCTGGTATATTTGGATTCACTTATGGAATTAGACTTAATATAACTACAATCGGTACTATCACAACTAGTTACAATAATAGTCTATCATCATCGATTCAAGCACAAACATCCGGAGAAAACTACTACGATAATCGATGGCATCATGTAGTTTCACAAACTGATGGTAACACTACCTACCTATATGTAGATGGAATATTAAGAGGACAAACAACAAATGCTAACCCATGGACAGGAACTTCACCATGGCCTACAGATCGATTAAATGTTGGAAGAGATAATAATAATACTAATTACTTCTTTTTAGGTAGTATAGGCCCAGTGAGAGTTTATGATAGAGTACTTTCAGCACAAGAAGTACTCCAAAACTACAACGCAACAAAAGGGAGGTTTAATATAACATAATATGGCTGTAAATACAAAAATACCCTTAGACAATAACTATCAGTCCTATTTAAGAAGGGCTATAGCAGATGGAGGTACATACGAAGCTATACCTACAGTTCAATTTATAGACCAATACAACAGACTTTTAGCATATAACCCTTCCTTATTACTATTTCCTTCTACTAAAAAGGCAAAATTTTTATACGCTGTTACACCGAACACTGGCAGTAGTAATTTTACAGCTACACGATCTAGTAATAGCGGAAGTTATCTCAGTAGTAATGGAACTGTAAAATTTGCAGTTGCTAACGAACCAAGATTAACATATACCAGTGGTACACCAAACCAATTTAAAGGATTGCTAATAGAACCAGCTTCAACAAACTGGCATTTGTATTCACAAACAATGGGTACAAATATGGTCACGTTTGGTACTACACAACCTACGCGCTCTGTTGCTGTTGATATCACAAGCCCAGAAGGAGTTTACAATGCTGCAAAAGTTACTGGAGGATCTGGAAGTGCGGGTAGTTGGGGAATATACTATATTATACCACGAGGAATTTTAAGTGGATCAAGCATATGTGGGTCAGTATTTGCTAAAGCTGGAAGTAATGGTATTTTATCTGTGAATTATGCGAATCAAACAGGCACAGGTACCGGCACAAGCTACTTTAATCTTAGCAATGGCACAACCCCAACAGCTGGAGCTAAAATTGAAGATTGGGGTAATGGTTGGTATAGATGTATTATGGCGCCATTTACATTAAATGCCAACGCAAATGCTAGTTTTAATTTAGGCGTTTACGCAGCTCCTAATACATCATCGACAGTATGGTCAACTGATTTTACCGGTAAAACAATGTACTTCTACGGTATACAACTTGAAAATTATTCATTTGCTACTTCTCTCATTCCAACCGCAGCTGTAACAGCAAGTAGATCAATAGACGATGTTTTATCACCATTTATAAGTTCCAGCACATCACAATGGACAATATTCTTTGATATAGAGTATCAAGGTGATTATGCTGCTAATACAGGCGATGTTAATGGATCACCGTTAATTTGGTACTTTAGAAGACTAAACTCAACCCAAGTAAATTTCTGGAATCAAAACGCTCAACAAAATTTAGGTAGTTTTACATTCTCTCCTGCTAATAGTCAAAAACGTTTCAAGTGTATTTTATCATTTAATGGATCAACTATCAATACCTTCATAAATGGAACTAAAACTGGTAATCAAATCACACCAACAAACTTGACACCATTCCAAACTTTATTTAGTGCAGGTACTAATAAAATACAATTTTCAAAAGCAGATCTAATGGCCGCTATGGACGCTCCACATATTGTAAGATTTGCAGCTACCTACGACTATCAATTAGACGATCAATCATCAATATTTTTAACAGGATTATAAAATGTATTACGGATCGCCTCCTATTGTTACTAATGGATTAGTATTAGCATTAGATGCTGGTAATACAAAGAGTTATACTAGTGGAAGTACTAACTGGTTTAGTTTAGGTAATCCTGCGTTAAGTGGAAGTTTAGTTGGCGGGCCTACTTTTAGTAACCAAAACGGAGGGAGTATAGTGTTTGACGGAACAGATGATTATGCTGAATTAGGAAACATATTATTTAATAGTGCTAGTGCAACTACATTAGATTTATGGGTTAATATACCTAGTATGACGGTTAATAGATATATAATGGCGAAAGGTTCAGGAGGAGATGGAATATATACTTTCTATATGACTACGGGACCAGGTCCGTCAGGAGGAGGATCTAGCTACATACGATTTACTATGGGTAACCAATCAGGAACCGTATCAACTATTATAGAATACAGCAGTTTAGTTTGGGGACAATGGTATAATTTTACATTTACATATAATGGTTCTTTTGTAACAGGATACAGAAATGCAGCTACACCCCAATCAAGTTCACTAACAGGAAATTTATATACAACCACATCACCTATAAGATTAGCGAGTGATAAATATCTCGCAGTTGGAGCAGCTAACATATCTAGTTTTAAAATATATAACCGAGCTCTTTCCCAAGCAGAAATCACCCAAAACTACAACGCTACAAAAACTAGATTTGGATTGTCATAATATATTTATAATAAAGGAATAACATGGCAGTTAAAGTAACAGGATTTTTTCAAAATCCGCAAACAGGTTTAATTTATGATTCTCCATTACTAACTCTAGTACCGCATTTAACATATGCCGGACAGATAGCAATGGACGTTCATATTGGAGGTAACGGTGCAGTCGGTTATCAAAGTATTGATAAGAACACTTTAACGTATAACGCCTCTATTACGGATGCATATAGTCAATTAATTGATGCATTAGATACATATGTAATTGCTAATCTAGAAAATGCAAATGCCATTAATAGTGCCAGTACATTTGAGAAATATACTCCACCTGCGCCAGTAGATCTAGTTACTCCGTAACAACCGATGTTATAATCATCCGTACGGATATTTATAAGAAAGGTATGACACATGGCAGTTAATATTCCTATATGGCCTGGTAGTTCATCATTCTTTCCTGGTAATACTCCATTCGGAATTTATGATTATGACTATGATTTTCAAATTGAAGCAGACCAAGTTGCTAAATGGTGCGCACAACGTCTAGGATATCCATTAAGTGAAATAGAATTACAAGACATACATTTTTATACATGTTTTGAAGAAGCTATATCAGAGTACGGTGCACAACTGAATGCATATAATATTCGTGATAACATGTTAAATTTACAAGGAGCTAGTACTTCAAGTAATTTAACCGGTCAGAACATATCCGCAGGAATGGGTGGCATTGTAGCATTAGCTGAAGAGTATGGAGTAGAGGCTGGTACTAGAGGTAATGTAACATGGTATACTGGTAGTATTACAACGACACGTAATAAACAAATATATGACTTAACAGATCCTAATATTGTAAGTTTAGAGTCGGGTATAGCCGGAGAAACTGAAATTGAAATTAAGCGTATTTATCATGATCCGCCTCCGGCATTAGTTCGTTTCTTTGACCCATTTATAGGGTCAGGTGTAGGAACTCAACAAATGTTAGATGCTTTTGGATTCGGAAGTTTTTCTCCGGGTGTATCATTTATGATGATGCCTATCTATGCTGATATATTACGTTTGCAGGCAATTGAATTTAACGACCTAGTACGTCGTTCCGCATATTCATTTGAAATACATAATAATCGTATACGTATATTCCCTATACCAGATGGCGGCGTATTTAACAAAATATATTTTGAGTATATTAAAAAATCAGACCGTAGTAATCCTTTAAAGACTGGCAATGGTCATAATACAGGTACTATATCAGACTTTTCAAATGTACCATACGATAGTGTTATATATGGCAATGTAAATAGTGTCGGACGACAATGGATACGTAGATATGTATTAGCATTAGCAAAAGAAATGTTAGGATGGGTTCGTAGTAAGTATTCTGCCATTCCAATTCCAAATTCTGAAATTACATTGAACGGCACTGATTTAATATCATCGGCTCAATCAGAAAAGGAAGCTTTGCTTCAAGAATTAAAAGATATTTTAGATACAATGTCACGCCAATCACAATTGGAACGTAAACAAGCAGAGGCAACTGCATTACAGTCGCAAATGAATTTTATACCACTTAAAATTTATATAGGATAACATTAATGGCTTTGTTTGGTAGCGATAGAGATATGAGTTTATTTCGTTCCGTTAATCGAGAACTAATAAACCGTTACATAGATATAGAAGTCGTGTTATATAAACTGGCCTTGGCAGATACGGATATAAACATTTACGGCGAATCTGATCGTAAAACATATTATCAGCCAGTTCGTATGAATGCCTTAATTGCACGTGATGCAACATCAGCTACGGATGACGGATATGGTATTGATAAAGGCCGTAGCGCTTTATTTGCATTTTTAAAACCAGATTTAATTGATAAAAATCTTGTCATTGAGATAGGCGATATTATTTACTGGGATCTAGAATATTATGAAGTTGATAATGAATCGCAAAGCCAAGAACATGTCGCGGGCCGAAATGAAAATACTGATATTGGAGTTAATGAACGTGGTATATTTGGTATGGATTTATCTGTTATAATTGAAGCACATATTACCAGAATCAATGGCTTAAATATAATAGAAACAAGATCTGGCACTTCAGTTGTTAGTTCTAAACCTAGGAACTTGTAATGGCTAAACCAGAATTAAAAAGAACATATAGTACATTCACGGACAATATGAAGCTAAACCGTGCAGATGAAATACGACGTGACAATGATATTATTAAAACTCCTAAATGTACTATTTATGATGTTGATTATGCTATTATATCTTATTTACGAGATGTAATACAGCCGCAAGTTATAGAACATGAGAAAATAATAGACGTTCCTATAAAGTATGCTAGCGGTGAAAAATGGTCGGCGGTTCGTGCACGTGGATATATGTTAGATCAATCCGGTAAGTTAATGACACCGATAATAGCTGTACGCCGTAATAGTATTACAGAACGTGATACCTTAAAAAAATTAGATGTTAACTGGAATCCTGCTAGTACAAATGAATATGCACGTAACACACTAGCCTTTCAAAGTAAGTATACACGTAAAAATCAATACGATAGATTTTCAATAACGCAAAATACACGGCCGTCACGAGAATTATATATTTCATCAATACCAGAATATATTGACGTATCATATGAATTATCTATATGGACACAGTATAATGAGCAAATGAATAGTGTCATTGAGCAAATTATGCCTACCGGTGGATTTGCGTGGGGGACAACATGGAAGTTTGTAACACAAATACAAGATTATACATTTGATCAAAGTAACGGCCCCGGTGAAGAGCGTATAGTTAGAGCTACATTACCATTAAATGTTAAGGCTACATTGTTAATGCCATATGAATTGCATAGATCAAGTATGATAAAACAATTTTCAGTTAAACGTATTACATTTGGTAGTGAGACTGAAAGCTTCAATGTTAATATTACAGATACGCCGCCTGACGGATATTGATACATATTTATATAAAACTTTATAATTGGATTTAAACTATGCCACTTACCCTACGATTAGTAAAAGGATCGGAATTAACATATGCCGAGTTAGACGGTAACTTCACGTTTATAACGGGTAGTTATTTGCCATTAGCTGCAACATCATCAATGACAGCTGCAACCGCAAGTAATATTACTCCTGCAATTGCCAGTAATATTAATAATGGAATTATTACAAGTGATGGCGATGGTACACTTACAGCGGAAGCTAATTTTACATTTAACGGAACTAGTGCTATTATTTCTGGATCGTTAACAATTACCGGATCGTCATCAGTAATTGGATCTAGTAATGTTACCGGATCATTAAATGTATTAGGCTATCAAACATTGACAGGTGGTATAACGGCAGTTGGTGGGTTTACTGGTTCATTATTAGGAACTGCTACAACTGCAAGTAATATTACACCTGCAATTGCCTCTGACGGAGTTAATAGAGTATTAACAAGTGACGGTGATGGTACTATAACTGCAGAAGCTAATTTAACATTTGATGGTAGTTCATTGTTAGTTACTGGATCATTAACAGTATCTGGATCAGGTACATTGACAAATATAGGCCCGGCACGATTTAGAGGTGATACAGGAAATACTGCAACAACTGTAGCTTTGGAAATTACCGGAGGCTTGCAAGTATCGGGCAGTGTAAATTCTGTTAGTAGATATTTGTATAATAGTTCTAGTGCTATTACGGTTGAATGGGATGCTGGTAAATTAAATCATCCATCAACAGGAACATCTGTTGACTGGGTATCATACTTGTTAAAAAGGTCAAGCGGCGCTACCACTGTTAACTGGGATAACACGACGTTATATGACTACTCCGGCGTTTCAGTTTCAGTCGATTGGGGCGGAAGACAATTACCGGATTCATCAGGTATTACATCAATACATTGGGGCAATAGATATGCATTATATTCATCTGGATTAAATGCATTTAATTGGGGAACACCGGGCAAAATATTTATGTCTGGCAGTGTCACGATAACAGGGTCTTTATTAGTATCTGGATCAGGTACATTAACAAATATAGGTCCTGCTAGATTTAGAGGTAATGTTGCAAATAGTACGACAGTTACTGCCATGGAAATTACCGGCAGTTCGAAAATATCCGGAAGTCTAGTAATAACAGGATCTCTTCAGGTTGGAAATGATTATAGCACTATTGACACTACAGTAGGTGTATTAGGATCTGGCCCTCGTAATTCAGTTGAGTGGGTAAATAGGTTTTTAATAGATTCTGCAGGGGAAAAAAGTGCAGATTGGGAAAGTAGAAGATTAAATGACTCAGCGGCAACAGCTAGTGTAGATTGGACTGCTCGGGAATTATATGATCAGGCTTCAATACCGAGTATAGATTGGGAAAATCGTGTACTAGCCGATAGTAACGGTGCCAGTGTCTTCAATTGGGACACTAAAAGATTTAGATATTCTAATGGAAATTCCCTACTAACTTTTGAAACTCCTGGCACTGCACAAATGTTTGTATCTGCTAGCTTTTGTGTATCAGCATCAGGTATGCTGAATGCAACTGGTAGTATATCAATAACAGGTTTTCCGGCAGAGAATGATTGGTATACTATTAAATTACGCTCACAGAACGGAGCTGCAAGCTCATCAATTGAGTTAAACAAATATATTACAATAGAACATGGAGCAGGCGGAGCAACTGAATTCAAAGGTGATGTAGTAAATTTCACTCCAACATCGCAGTTCCGTATTTTTGATGCCGGTAATACAGCTGTCATCATCGGCCCGGCTACTTCAATAGCATCTACATTAACTGTCGCTGGAGTTACAAGACTTGTAAATAATGTAGTAGTTACTGGATCATTATCAATATCAGGCTCGGGTGTTACAATTACAGGTAATGTGACTATCACCGGATCACTATCAATATCAGGATCAGGCGCATCAGTAGTTATAATGCCTAAAGTATCGCAAAGTTTAAATTTTGCAGATGATACGGCAGCTGCTGCTGCAGGTGTACCATTAGGTGGATTATATAGAAACGGAAGTTTCATAATGATAAGAGTATCTTAATAACAAGGAAATAAAATGCCAACACTATCAGGCTCGTTAAATGTCACAGGGTCAGTCAATGTCACTGGGTCATTTACTTTAAATGGTAACATTGTAACGTCAGGGGCAATAACGTCAAATGGATCTGCAGTAGTTACAGCGGTATCTACCGGATCATTTGCAATAACAGGATCTAATACTTTCAATGGAAATCAAATTATTACTGGATCATTAACTGCCACTGGGGGAGTTACTGCTTCACTTCAAGGGACTGCATCTTATGCAGCAGTAAACCTGCAGCAAGTAACAAACTTAGGGTCGACTACGACAAATAATATCAATGTCAATAGCGTAGGCGTGTGGGATAGTGTTAATAGCGAGCATATTAATATAGGTACGACCGACGGTGGAATCTTTATATCCAGCAGCGTCCTTCAGTTAACTGCCCAAGCCGATAACATAACTTTTGGACAACTTGGAACTCGCCAAGTTACAATAGGCGGATCGTTTGTAACCGGAACTAAACAATATGAGTTACCAAACCAATCCGGAACAGTAGCGTTAACAACAGGCTCTATATTTGGCACAGCATCATATGCAGATCGTTCCGGTGTAGCTAATAAATTAAAGACTGCAAATATAGCCGGTGGTGGTACATTTTATCCTCTTATAGGTAGTAATTACACTGGCGATGTAGATGTATATGCTATATCATCTACAAATTACAAATATGATCTAGGTATCAATCAATTAATAGTTTCATCGATATCTGCGTCGTTTACCGGATCATTACGTGGGTCATCATCATACGCAGACCGAGCAATGACAGCATCATATGCACTTAATGCTAGTGGTACTACTATAGTAACCGGATCTTTTGCAACAACAGGGTCAAATACATTTGTAGGTAATCAAGATGTTAACGGTGCAATATCAGCAAGTGGAGATTTTAGATTTACAAGTGTAGGTACTAGTATTGTATATCCTATTAACAACTTCCAACCACATGGTACAGCCTCGTTTGTACAAGGCTCGGTTACTGAGATTGATGGGACGAATACAACAGCCTCATTAGCATATGGTATAAATTTAATATCAACCGCTAGCGGAGATCAATATTGTTGCACATTACCAACAATACCTCAAAAAGGCAAGTCGGTAACTGTAATTAATAAGAGCGGTGTCAATGTAAGAGTTTTTCCTAGCCAAATTGGTGGAGATGTTAATGGTGTTATTGACGGTAATTTTGTAATACCGCCTAATAACCAATCATATGTATTTAATTGTTATGATAATCCTTTACCAGGTGGCTGGTCAATTATAGTCTCAGGCGGCGGCCAAACGTTATATACTAGCGGAGAAATTTCAATACCTATAACATCTTCGGCTAATTTTGTAAATGTATCTGTTAATAATAGTGTACAACAGTCGACGACGGCCATGGCTGGTCCGTTTTCTAGTTTAGGGTCATTAAGTACTGATACAACTGCATATATTGCTAACGTATTTGACGGGTTTATATCGCCAGTATATTTACCAGATACGCCATGGACTAAAATTAACAGTGTGCAGGTTATATCAAATTTATCAGGGTCATATGGCGATGAATCAAATGGTCAATTTATAATAACACGTGTTGTGCATAATTTATTTAATACGACACGTAACGTGAATAACGGTAATTATAATCAATTTATGTTTAATACAGCATATTACAATTTTATCAATTCTACATATGTTCCATGGTTAAATACAAATATAGGAAATGATCAAGCAGTAAATGGCGCAGCGCAAGTTTCAATATATCCGTTTTATACTCAGTATACTCCGCAATTCTATACAATGCCTGGAGCATTTGTACCATCAGCTACAAGTCCGATAGTTTCAGATACCGTTGGAGGGCCTGGTACATGGAGAAGTAAAAAAATATATCCTACTAATGTACCATGGGGTAAAAAAATAGGTAAAAATTTAATTGGAACTTATTATGATGCACAACAAGCTAGTAATATAGAATTTTATGACTGCCGAAGTGTTGGATTTTTAGCAATGATCAATCCATATGCATACACTGGCACTCCATTTGTTTTGAAATTAAGATTTATTATTAACGTAACAATATAAAAAATATGCCAACTTATGTATCACTTTATTCTGCTTCGTTTTCGCAAGCAGGATCATCATCGCCATCGGTAACTTTAGCCGGAGGAAAATCTACAGTGTCAGCGACATGGCTGAGAATAACAACAGGTTCATATCAATTGTCTTCATCCGGATTACCAGATTTTTCTGATGTGTCCGGAAGTTTTCAAGCCGGTACCGGTTCTGGATTATTTCTTTCATATTATACATCGGGCTCGAGTTTTTTTACTGGTAGTATCGAATTGTTTAAGTCAGGATCTAATACCGGATCGTTATTTTTAAGGACGTACAAAGATATATCATCTGGACAATTGATTGATCAATTCCCTGGTAATATTATATTAAACGTAGGTCTTAGATATTTCTAATATATTTATATTAAATTAATAAAGGAACAGTTATGTCAGAAACAACAAAGTTTTCACAAGAAGAACTTCAACAGTTATCAGATCTTCGTAAACAATATGAAGCTAAAATTTTAGAATTTGGCCAATTAGAGTTAGAGGTAATGTTAACAGAACAACATGTTGAAGATCTGAAAACAGCAAAAACCCAACTTCAGCAATCCTATAGAGATTTACAAGAACAAGAGCGTAAATTGCTTGAAACATTAAATGCAAAATACGGGTCAGGTACTGTAGATGTAGCAACCGGAGAATTCATTCCGAATCCTGCACAATAATATAGTGTTTGGCAAGTTGCTTTGATATTTATATGAAACATGTTAACAATAATTTAGGAGCAAACTAATGGCCGAAAAAATTATATCTCCCGGTGTATTTACGAATGAAGTAGATCAATCGTTTTTACCTGCGGGAGTTGCTGCAATCGGAGCTGCAATCATAGGACCTACTGCAAAAGGACCTGCCGGTATTCCTACTCAAGTAACTAGTTACTCTGAGTTTGTACAAGTATTTGGCGGAGCATTTACAAGTGGATCTGCAGCAGTTGAGGGTAATTATAAATACTTAACTAACTATGCAGCTCAAGAGTATTTAAAATATGCAGATACATTGACAGTGGTACGTATATTAGCAGGGACATATGATCCTGCCGAATCATATGTAACTCAATCAATTGGATTAGGATATTCGTTTAGATTAACTACATTAGCTGATGGTGCTATTTTAAATAGTGGACTACCTAGTGCAGTTACTTTAGGAAAAGGATTAGGTGCAGATCAAGGACTTAATGGTGTTCTTATAAGTGGAAGTGCTAACAATTTACGTTGGGAAGTATCTAATGTAAATAATGCAAAAGGTACATTTACTTTAGCCATTCGTCGTGGAGATGATACAAATCGTAGAAAGACAATTGTCGAACAATTTAGTAATTTAACATTGGATCCTAATTCACCAAATTATATTTCACGTGTAATTGGGGACCAAGTATATACGTTACGTGATAGTGGTACTGGAGATCCATTCCTTCAATTGTCTGGTTCATTCCCTAATAAATCAAGTTATGTACGTGTTAGTGAAGTTAAATCGACTTTGAATTATTTAGATTCTAACGGCCGTGTACGTGTAGGAGCTGCTTCTGCGTCATTACCGGCTGCAGTATCTGGAACATTTGCTAACGGAAGTGATGGTAATGTAATTCATCCAATTTCATTCTTTGAAACTATTAGTGATACTAATACGCAAGGATTTAATTTAGCTAATGGAAATGAAGGATTGACTAGTTACATTGATGCAATTCGCTTGTTAAAGAATCAAGATGAATATGATATCAATTTATTAGTGTTACCGGGCATTGTTGATAATTTACAAAATCATGCTGCTGTTATTTCTGAAGCTATTAGTATGGTTGAAGATCGTGGAGATTGCTTCTTGGTTTATGATCCAGTAGAATATGGAGCTACATTGACTCAAGCAACTACAGTTGCCGATGGCCGTGATAGTAATTATGCTGCGGTTTATTGGCCATGGGTTAAAATTCCAGATAATGACTTAGGAAAGAATGTATGGGTTCCGGCTTCTACATTAATTCCTGGAGTATATGCATTTAATGACCGAGTAGCTGCTCCGTGGTTTGCACCTGCAGGTTTGAATCGTGGTGGAATTGATATTGCAATTCAAACAGAACGCAAATTGACATTATCAAACAGAGATACCTTATATGATGCTTCTGTAAACCCAATTGCAACTTTCCCTAATAACGGTGTTGTTGTATTTGGACAGAAGACATTGCAAAAGAAGGCTTCTGCATTGGATCGTGTAAATGTACGTCGTTTATTGATTGCTGCTAAGAAGTTTATTGCTTCAAGTACAAAGTACTTAGTATTTGAAAATAATACAGCCGCAACTAGAAACAGATTCCTAAGTATTGTTAATCCGTACTTTGATAATATCCAACAACGTCAAGGTTTATATGCCTTTAAAGTTGTAATGGATGAAACAAATAATACTCCTGATGTAATTGATAGAAATGAAATGAGAGGAGCAATTTATCTTCAACCTGCTAAAACGGCTGAATTTATTATTGTTGATTTCAATATTCTACCGACAGGTGCTAGTTTCCCAGAATAGGATTTTAGAGAAGTAGATATTTATAAGAAATAATAGGATAAGAAAATGGCAGAATTATTAGATCCAAGCGAAATATTTTATACCGCGTATGAGCCGAAAATGGCGAACCGCTTCATTATGTACATTGAAGGAATTCCTGCATACCTTATTAAGGCTGCAAGTCGTCCAAGTATTGACCAAGGTGAAGTGATTCTAGATCATATTAACGTAGAACGTAAGTTAAAAGGCAAAAGCCGTTGGCAAGATGTTACAGTAACATTATATGACCCAGTTGTTCCACCAGGAGCACAGGCGGTAATGGAATGGGTACGTTTGCACCACGAGTCTGTAACTGGACGTGATGGTTATAGTGACTTTTATAAAAAGAACATTACCTTCAATACTTTAGGACCAGTAGGTGATAAAGTTGAAGAATGGACTTTGATAGGAGCATTTATTTCATCTGCAACGTTCGGTGATATGGATTGGGCAACAGAAGATCCAGTTAACATTGAGTTGACGTTAAAATATGACTACGCGATCTTGCAGTTTTGATATCAATCATATTTGGAAGTTAGAATTAAAATCCTTATATTTATTAGAAATAATAAGTATAAGGATTTTTTTATGACCGAATTTACATGTACGGATTGCAATCGCGAATTTAATAGTTACAAGAGTTTGCAGAAAGGAAATCGCTGACCCATATATTTATATAAAATGAAAAAGATCGTTGATCCTATAGCACATTACGGCGACAAAATTAATGAAGCAATATCACTTGCTGCTATAATAGGTACTGG